TTGTCAACGGTGACAAGTATACTGAGATTAAAAATAAAATGTTAGCGGGTGAGAAAGTTGATACTTGTTATAAATGTTATCAGCAAGAAGACATGGGTATGGAGAGTATGAGGTTAAGTAGCTTTAAATATCACCCTACTGATTTTAAAGAATTTAAACTTAAATATTTAGATATTAGATTTAGCAATGTATGTAATCTAGCCTGTGTTACGTGCGGTCCTACATTTAGTAGTAAATGGCATAACGATTGGATTACATTAGGACGCACTAGCGGCCACGAAAGACTATTAGAGTTAGACATTATGAATGAATTAACAGCCGAACACTTATGTGACGTAGAAAACGTAACCTTTGCAGGTGGTGAGCCATTGGTAACGGACCAACATTTTCAAATACTAGAATATTGGATCGAAGAACAACAGGACGTTAACATTTCTTATATTACAAATTTAACAAACTTAAATTATAAGAACAAAAACATACTAGAATTATGGAATAAATTTAAACGTGTCAGTATGTTAGTTAGCGTGGATAATGTATGGGACAAATTCAATTACATACGTTGGGGCGCCGATTGGCAACAACTACTAATTAATTTAGAAAAAGTTCATACACAATGTCCTCATATTGATATTAAGATTACTCCTACTATTAGTATTTTAAATATATTAGATTTAGACAAAATTGAACGTGCTATACATAGTCAGACTGGAATCCACAATTATCAGTATAATTTTTTATCTTATCCCGAATACTTAAAGGCAGAGTTATTACCAGAAAAGTACAGAGATGAAGCAAGACGTATGGTATCCTATCATAAAACATGGTTAAGCGATAACAACTTAACTTCGACAATGCCTGCATTAGTAGAAAGCATACTCGAAAATCACGATAATATTGAAAAACTAGAAGAGACTCGAAAATACCTCGGTGATCTAGATGTTATTAGAAAGACTAATAGTAAAGAGTTGTTTCCGTATATTTGGTAAATATATACATACTTACAGGAGCACCCATATGTCTAGAACTATTGGAGAAAACGGATTAGAATTAATTAAACATTTCGAAGGATGTTATAGTTCAGTCCCAGGATCGGCCGCATTAGGAAAAATAAAGCCAAAGCCCGTTACAAATTTAAAAAACGAAGAACAATCAGTATATAGCTATCGTTGCTCCGCCAATGTAGCAACTATTGGTTGGGGTAATACAAGATGGGCAGACGACGAGCCTGTAGCAGACGGTGATGAATGTACTCTTGCTGATGCAAATAGTTTATTTGCAGTCGAAGTAGCAGAATTCGCACATAATGTTGATAAACTTATCACTAATCCACATGTTACACAAAACATGTTTGATGCGCTGGTTAGCTTTGCATACAATGCCGGAGTAGGTAATCTCAAAGCCAGTACTTTGTTAAAAACAGTAAACGCAGGAGATTTTCAGGGAGTGCGTGAACAGTTTATGCGTTGGAACAAAGCTGGTGGCAAGGAACTTCCTGGTTTAACCAAAAGACGAGTTGCTGAAGCAACATTGTTCGAAACATCGGATGATTAATAATGATTAATACCATTGAAGAAGGTTGCCCGATCTGCGGTGGCAAGCACCCAAAGAAATAATCGCCAATACAGTTAAACTGGCTTGACTTTGCGTATAAACTAAATTATAATGTTGAATAAACATTTATAGGAGGCTTATATGCCAGGACGTTCATTTAATTCGGAAGATATTGCAAAACTCAAGCGACTCTTTACAGAGGGTATGCGTGTAATGCGTGAGATGGAAGATCTCAGAGAAGGTTTGAAAGATACAGTTAAATCCATTGCAGAAGAAATGGATATGAAGCCTGCTACCCTTAGCAAGGCATTGAAAATTGCACATAAAAATGCATTAAAAGACGAGCAAGAATCATTTGCTGGCGTTGAAGAAGTATTAGAAGCCGCTGGTTATACTCTTTGATTAATAAACTTAAAATTTGGTTCACTCCTACTCTGGAGTGGATTAAAGATGACTATCACGCCTGGCCGTTTCGATTTTACATTGAAGTTATGGCCTGGACAATTAGTATTGGCAATAGCATTGTAATGATGTTGACAGTACCTACTCCGCCGCTTATAATACTGTATCCTATATGGATCTGCGGTTGTGCGTTGTATGCGTGGGCGGCCTGGACAAGAGGCAGTTTCGGTATGCTAGCCAACTACATGTTGTTGGTAACTATAGATTCTATTGGACTAATTAGGATGATTATTAAATGAGTTATGTAGACGCTTTCTACAATAAAGAAAAAGATTTGGTGCATGTAGTAGAACGTGTCGACGGCCAAAGGAAGTTCAGAGACATTCCAGTTAAGTATACCTTTTATTATCCTGATAATAAAGGGAAATACAAAAGCATACACGGATATCCATTATCCAAAGTATCTGTTAACAACCACAAGTCGTTTGAGAAAGAAAAACGAATTATGGGCGGGAAGAAACTGCATGAAAGCGATATTAAACCTGTGTTCAGGGTGCTGGAGGAAGAATATCCAGATGCAGATACTCCTAATCTCAATAAAGTTTTCTTTGACATTGAGGTTGCATTTGATAAAGAAAAAGGATTTGCTGATCCCAGTGATCCGTTTAATCCCATTACCAGTATTACATTACACCTAAGTTGGTTAGATAAACTTATTACTATCTGTAATAAGCCCGACAGTTTGACTACTGAACAAGCGCAGGAAATTTGCAGTAGGTTTGATAATACTGTGCTGTGTGAGACAGAAGAAGAGATGTTAGACATGTTCCTAAGTCTAGTCGACGATGCTGATATTATCAGTGGATGGAACAGTGAAGGCTTTGATATTCCGTACACACTAAATCGCATTGGTCGAATCATGGGACAGGATCATAATAGACGACTTTGCCTATGGGGACAAAAACCCAAAACAAGAGAGTTTGAAAAGTATGGAAAAACATCAATTACATTTGACCTAATAGGTCGTGTACACTTAGATTATCTTGAACTATACCGCAAGTATACATATCATGAATTACATACGTATCGTCTAGACTTTGTTGGAGAGTACGAACTAGGTGAAACAAAAGTTCAATATGAAGGTACACTGGATCAGCTATACAACAACGATTTCGAAAAGTTTATTGCTTATAATAGGCAAGATACAATGTTGTTGGTTAAGTTAGACAAGAAGTTACAGTATATTGATTTGGTAAATGTATTAGCACATGCCAATGGTGTATTGTTTCCGACAACTATGGGCGCAGTTGCAGTTACTGACCAAGCTGTTATTAAAGAAGCACACAACCGAGGACTAGTGGTTCCTGACAGGATACGAGATCATGCAGAGACACAGGCCGCTGGTGCGTATGTTGCCTATCCTAAAAAAGGTATTCATGAATGGATAGGTAGTATGGACTTGAACAGTTTGTACCCTAGTATTATTCGTGCGTTAAACATGAGTCCAGAAACTATTGCTGGTCAAGTTCGTTTAGATATGACTAAGAAGATGCTAACTGATGGCATGGACTCTGGTAAAAGTTTTGCAGACTGCTGGGACGGAAGATTCGCTGTCATGGAATATGAAGCAGTTATGAATCAGGATATCGGCACTGACGTTATTATCGACTGGGAAAATGGTCATAGTGAACAAGTAAGCGGTAAAGAAGCGTACGAAAAGATATTCTTGATGGGACAAAATTTGATTATGAGTGCCAATGGTACTATCTTTACGTATGCCAATAAAGGAGTTATTCCTGGATTGCTTGAACGTTGGTATACTGAACGTAAAGAATTACAAAAGAAATTAAAAGAAGCAAAGACTCCTGAAGAGATTGAATTTTGGGACAAACGACAACTAGTTAAGAAGATTAACTTGAACTCCGCATATGGTGCGTTGCTTAATGCAGGCAGTAGGTTCTTTGACCAACGTTTAGGACAATCAACTACATTAACTGGTCGTTGTATTGCCAAGCATATGGCCGCGCAGGTTAATGCTATGTTTACTGGGGAATATGATCATATAGGTAAGTCAATTATATATGGTGATACTGACTCTGTATACTTTAGTGCCTGGCCTATATTTAAAGAAGAAGTTGAATCCGGCAAACTAGATTGGAGTAGAGAAAAGGTAATCGAACTTTATGATGCAGTCAGTGAAGAAGTCAACGGCACTTTCCCAGCGTTTATGAATCAAGCATTTAATGTTCCTAGTTTGTATGCTCAACCTATTAGGGCAGGTCGTGAAGTAGTCGCTAGTAAAGGTATTTACATGACCAAGAAGCGTTATGCTGTTCTTATCTATGACAAAGAAGGCAAGCGCAAAGACGTTGGGTCACCCGGAGAAGTTAAAGCTATGGGCCTAGACCTTAAACGAGCAGACACTCCTGAATTCATGCAAAAGTTTTTAGAGGAAGTATTGCTGATGCTACTAACCGGGGAAGATCAACAAAAGATATTGGATCGGATATTAGCATTTAGAAAAGAATTTAAAGTTAGGCCGGCATGGGAAAAAGGTACACCTAAACGTGTAAACAATTTAACCAAACACACTGACGTCTTTAAGAAGACCGGTAAATGTGGTATTGGTCATGCATTGGCGGCAATCAATTGGAATAGAGTTAAGAAGATGCATAACGATAGCTATTCCATAGATGCTACAGACGGAATGAAAGTTATCGTTTGTAAACTCCGCTCTAATCCATTGGGTATGACTAGTATTGCATATCCAACAGATGAACATCGATTACCATTGTGGTTTAAAGAATTACCATTTGATAACGATGCAATGGAAGAAGCAATTATTGATAATAAAATTGATAACTTGCTGGGGGTGTTAGGTTGGGACTTGCAGTCTACAAAAATGAAGAATACATTTAACCTATTATTTGAATAATACTTGACACGACCTAAATAAACATATACAATTACACATAGAAGGAGATCTCAGATGAAAGACATCGTATTAGACATCGTAAGACATACTAGCGGACTAGGTATTATTGACAGTCTTAAAGTAACCGGTACCGACACCGAAACACAACTAGCGGCAATTGATCCAGACAAAACTGTTATTTTAAATGCCAAATTACATAAACCAGAGGCTGACTTTGTTGGCGAATTTGGTATGGGTAATTTAGGATTCTTAAATGGAGTTTGTAACCTGTACGCAAAAGATGGTACAACAGTAGAAGTAACAAAGTCACAACGTAACGGCGTAGAGCTTCCAGAAACATTAGTGTTTAAAGATGCTGATGGTAATTCAGACAAGTACCGTTTAATGAGTAAAGAAGTAGTTGACACGCAGATTCAAACAGTAAAGTTCAAAGGAGCCAATTGGGATGTTACATTTGAACCTAAAAAGGCAAAAGTACAAGACTTGGCACAGGCCGCAGGGATTTATTCCAGCATTGAGCCAACATTCACTGTACGTACTGAAAACGGAAATCTTGTTTTTGAATTAGGTAGTGCAAATGGCGGTAGTCACTTTGGTAAGAGAACATTTGCTGAAAATGTAACAGGAACAATCAAAGGCGACTTATGTTTTCCACTTACACAATTTTTGAATATTCTTAAATTAGGAATGGGCGGAATCTGTGCAGTTAATTTCAGTAATCAAGGTGCATGTATGATCAGTGTTGATAGTGGACAAGGATTGTATAATTACATTTTACCAGCAATGACTCGTTAAAAGGAGACAACTATGTACGAAGGCAGAATTAAACATCTGACGGAAGCTCATGATCTTTTAGACAGACAAATTGCAGACATGGAACGTAATCATCCACATGTAGAAGAAAAAAAGTTACATGACATGAAAAAGCATAAGTTATTGCTTAAAGATGAAATTGCTAACTTTAAACGGTTACAGAAAGAACATGATGCATAAGACAACTGTGGACTTAGATCCACGTAACAAAGACTACGCTATATTTTTACCTAGTATTAGCGGCTTTTATAATACCTTTATTTCTAAACAAAGAGAAGGTAACAATTTTATAGAAGACTCTAGGATTCCAGCGGAATTCGAAAATGGTATTGAAGGTATGAATTTCCTTAATAAGGAAAAAGCATACTTCCATTATAGTCATGCATTGTATTCAGCCGGACATGCACAACTAGACCTTAACAAGTCTTGGGTGCAAGAATCGATGGTACAGCAACGAGACAAACCTAATACATTTATTTTAGGCGACAGTGGCGGATTCCAAATTGGTAAGGGCATTATTAACTTTGACTGGAAACATTTCTGGGAGAAACAAGGTGATGCTGGCTATGTAGGAGAAGCAGATAAAACTCGTATGGCTATTCTTAACTGGTTAGAGTTTACTGCTGATTACAGTATGATACTAGACTTGCCAACATGGGCAAGTAATCCTATTAATCAACCAAGAACAGGTCTTAAAGACTTTAATGACTGCCTTAAAGGAACATTGTTTAACAACGATTTCTTCTTAAAGCATCGTCAAGGTAAGACTAAGTTCTTAAACGTACTGCAAGGCGGTAACAACGTCGATGCAGAGATTTGGTATGAAGCTGTTAAACATTTCCCGTTTGAAGGTTGGGCAATGGGAGGCAATAACATGAAGGATGTGGATCTAATGTTACGCCGATTGATTAAACTGCGAGATGATAAACTACTAGAACCTGGACGAGATGTTATTCACTTCTTGGGTACTAGTAAACTCGAACTTGCTTGCCTGTTGACTGCCGTTCAACGTAATCTACGTGAACATGTTAATCCTAAAATGAAGGTAACGTTTGACTGTGCAAGTCCATTCTTGGCAACTGCATACGGACAAGTGTATACTCAGCACGTTCATCAAAATGATAGATTCAGTTATATTATGACTAAGGCTATTGATAATAAAAAGCTGAGTGGTAGTAAGATTGCTTGGCCTTGGTCGAGTCCAGTGGGAGAGCGTTTAACCATGGGCGACCTGTGTTATTATGCTCCAGGTATGCTTAATAAATTAGGTAAAGAAGGTAAAACTTCTTGGGATAGTTTTTCTTACTTCTTAATGATGGGCCATAATGTTTATCAACATATGGAAAGTGTACAACGTGCTAATGCATTAACCGATTCAGCATCTGTACTGCATAAGCCTGATCCTGCAAGTTGGCACAAAGTCAAAAAAGGCCAAGATGAAATGAGCGAATGGGTTCCACGTAATGTTATCTATATCACTGAGTTAGTCAATCGTGTGTTTACTAGTGAAACACCATATACTGAATTAGACAAAGCGCAAGATTTATTAGCTAACTTTAATGGTGCAAAAACTCTCAAGAGTTCTATCGCTGGTTTTAGTAATCTGTTTGATGTTGAAGAGGCTGGTGGGGACAATGATAGCAATATGTTTGATGATCCAGAGACCGCAGAGCAAAGCGAGCAGATACTAGAAAGCATCTTGAAATAATGAAAGCTAAAGATCCACTAACGTTAATGCAATTAGACAAAGTTCCTAATTTAGTTAAGAAATATAAAAGTGTGGTTGCATTGCCGTTGGATCTGCCAAGATTAGAGCTCGACAATGTCGAAGCCTTTTGGGATACGTGGGATAAGGAAGTAGGATTAGTTACTAGACAACATGTTGATCGTGGTGCGATAGGCATTGACAAACCGGAGATGAATATAGTACAATGGGAAGGATTAGCAGTATATGAAAATTTATTGTTAATTAATAAACTTGCATGGAATACCAATCTAAGTTCAGCAATGGCAAATTCACAACGTAACTATATTAATCAAATAATTAAAAGTCTTGATTTTATGCAACTCAGAAGTATTAGATTTTGGAGTGCAGTAAGAGACATACCAGCTCATTATGATGGCAATATGCCAGAGACATTAGATGGCGTCCAACGGTTTCCTGCTGAAATAAGAATAATGTTATACGATGAAAATCCAAGCTCGACATTTTGGTTAGTTAATGCCAATAAGCATAGTCCGCACACAACTATTAATGACAGCGATAAATTTTATATAAAGTTACCCGAATCATCTAACACATTCATATGGAACAACGAAGAATACTTACATGGTGCAGACTATGATCCTAAATACAAAAAGATACTTGTAGTAATTAAAGGCTGGATTACTGATATGGATAAGTTAGAGTTGTTGTTAGACCAAAGTATAGAAAAATACCCCGGGCATGTTATAAGAGAAACAATATGAAAAGTTTAGTTATTGGTATGGGTATCGGACAGTTATATAAAACAGTATTAGAACAACTTGGATCTACTGTTGTCACCGTAGATAGTGATCCCTCTAAGAAAGCACAATATCTATCAGTAGACATTGCAATATTAGTAGAAGGTCCGTTTGATACTGCACATATATGCACTCCAAACTTTACGCATTTTAGTTTAGCGGCCCAGGTAGCAAAACATTCAAAAATAGTATTTGTCGATAAACCCGGAGTAACAGATAGTCATTCTTGGAATATGTTAGTCTCTGGATTTCCTGATACACGTTTCATGATGGTTAAAAACAATATGTGGCGTAGTAATATATCTGACTTACAAAGTAAAGCAACTAAGGCGAAAGTAGTAAACATTAAATGGATTCGCCGTAATTGTATTCCTAGTCCAGGCAGTTGGTTTACTACTAAGAAATTAGCATTTGGCGGAGTTAGTCGCGACCTCATGCCTCACTTGCTAAGTTTATATGTTGCAATGAACTCTAAATGGATGGACGAAGCTGTCAGCGGACAAACAGCATTAATGTGTTGGATGTTAAAAGATATTGAAAGTACAGATTACGGAGTTATAAATCCTAATGGAACATATGACGTTGACGACCTGTGTGTTATCAATTTTGGTACCAAATGGAAATTAGAAGCCAATTGGCGCAGTATGATTGAAGAAGATAGTTCAATTGAATTTATAATGCCAGACGATAGTGTAGAACGTTTTGAATTAGGATGGTGTCCTGAAGAAGCGTACTACAATATGATTAAAGAAACATTAGAACAAATCAATAACAAAAAATATTGGTTAGATCAATGTGAAATAGATTCGTGGATACATAAACAAATACAAGGACTATAAAGATACGTATGAATAGAATATTAGTAACTACTGGTAACGGTAATTTTGAAGAACAGGAATATAATAGGCCTGTTTTAAAAGAAAACGAAATCTGTGTTCAAAGTGTATTGACCGGTGTTTGCCGTAGTGACATAGATATGATGGTAGGAGAGTTTGGACCATTACCGTTGCATATGAGTGGTCATGAAGGGCTAGGAGTTGTTGTTGGGATTGGTGAAGATATTAAGAATGTAGAGTTTGGAGATTATGTGGCCACACGCGGTGAGCCTGCGTATGCTGACCTTTACAATGTAAGACAAAACGAATATGTAAAAGTACCCAATGCTAGTCCAAAATATATACTAGAGCCAGTGGCTTGTGGTATTAACATTGTTACTCAGTCAATAAGAGAGATTGCAGAACGTAGTGGTCCAAATAAAAAATTATTAATCATTGGCAGTGGATTTTTAGCTTGGGTTGCATATAACACTATTAAACTAAATCATATTGACATTGAAATTGATATATTAGGTTCAAATAACGAAGAGCTGTGGGCAGGTCGACTTCTATTAGGCGCCAGCGAAAGTTATGACGTAGTTATAGACTTGACCGGAAAATATGAACTAGGTACCGAGATCAGCCTAAATAACAATGCCCTAATTGTAGACGGAGTTGGTAAGGCAGTAAGTAAACCGGAAGCACAAGCACAACTTTGGAAGGCTGTTACTACCATTAAACCAAGTCCACGTACTGATAAGTTTTATCAATGTATGGTGGATGCAGAATACTGGATAACAAACGGTGACATTGTTGTTGACACGTTCTGGTCTAAATGTTATAATAGACAGACAGAGTGGCAACAGGCTTTTACTGACGGACTAACTCGACCAGCTGGATATTCCAGAGGTTATATTAAATGGGATTAAAATGCTAGAACTGGATACACAGGGTCGTAAGCAAGTAATTTACTTTATTGGCACCGAAGTAGAAAATACCGCAATGAAAGGCGAAAAAACTTTATTTGTTGTAGGTATTCGACCTGTAGAAGAAATTGTCGACCATGCAACTAATAATAAACTTAGACATTTGTATTTTGGTACAAGTCAAAGTTTTCAACCAAAAAGCCATGACGATTGGCGCAACTGGAATTCAATGATTACTCCGTTACTGGAAAAAGGTTATTGGGTTACTTTAGACTTTGGAGTAGAATATGCTAATGATATTCACGAGGAAGGATGGACCGATTTTAATACGTTTATCCCTATGATTAGCGTTAAGTTGCCTTATATAAGATTATATAACTATAACACTACTCTTAAAATTGATGATACTACATGGGGACATAGTAATCCTGGTGTATGGTGTCATCCGTTAAACACACTATTAGAAAGGAATGTATATACCGATTGGAAAGATTATATCGGTGATACACCTATTAAAGATGAATGAACAAGACGCAGAACAATGGATGAAACAAGTATTAACTGTACTTGAAGAAATTAATTTTAAGTTAATGGTACTTAATAAAAATTTATTAACCGAACCTAAGAAAGAGGAAGAAAATGCAAGTGCAAAAGTGGATTTATGTTAAGTTTCAAAAAGAAGGAATGCACAAGTATCCTGCGGCCGCAACAGACCCTAACTTGGCTACAGGTGACGAATACGATGTTAGCTTCCTTGCTAACCCTCATCGTCATATTTTCCATTTCAGGGTGTACATTACTGTTACTCACGATGATAGAGACATCGAGTTTATCCAGTTTAAAAGATGGCTCGAAAAACTCTACTCAGGTGGAACCCTTGAGCTCAACTACAAATCCTGCGAAATGATGGCAGACGATTTATACAAACAAATTTCAACAAAATATCCCGGACGCAGTGTCCGTTTAGATATCTCAGAGGATGATGAAAATGGCGCATACATTGAATACAACAACTAATACAGTACACTACAATCGCGATAATCGCGATTACAATCGTAGTGACAATCGTGACAAGTATGGTAACAGTCCGATGAACAAACCACAAATTAGTATGGATAATATTAAGTACGACCTACTTAAAATTGCAGAACCATACGATGGTATTATGTACGAAGGCAGTGGTTATCTTGTAGTGGATTTGTTCCACGCTTATTTGACTGACCTACAACGAGATCGATTGATCTACGGATATGATTTGCCAGAAGAGCAGTACAAAGAAAATTCTGTTACATTTGATGCTTTAATTCAGTTAACAGAAGATCGTAGTCCTAAGAAACTAAAGATCCACGTTGGTGTTTATAAAAGTGCGTGGAACAAGCCGCACGTAGCAGTTCCTGCTTCATGGAAAAGATAAATGGCAAATGTATTTCTAATTGATTTAGAACCTGTCGAGACCAGGTACACGGGACAGTGGAAGTCTCATGTACCTGAACTCCTACGAAAGGCTGGCCACAATGTTCAAGTTATCTCTGGTCCTGAAGACATTCCTAGTGCCACTACTCCTGGCGCCTTTCTTAATTTTGGCGGGACTAATATATATAAGTCTAGTCAAGTTGAATGGATGGGCCGTTTATTTTGTAGTGGATCCGTTCATCCTGGCGACCACTTTATTTTTACTGACGCTTGGCATCCAGGCATTATAAACTTAAAGTACATGAGCGAACTATTAAACGTTCCTGTAACAATACATGGCTTATGGCATGCTGGTAGTTATGATCCCCAAGACTTCTTAGGACGACTTATCGGTGATGCCAAATGGGTCAGACACGCAGAGTGTAGTTTCTTTGATGCTATTAACCATAATTACTTTGCCACAGACTTTCATATACAATTATGGAGTGATTGCTTTTTACATCCAGATGCAAAGAAATCATTAATGATGTCTAAGAAAATTGTAAAGACTGGCTGGCCAATGGAGTATCTTAAAGATACACTAGTACCATATAGCAACTTAGAAAAAGAAAACATCATTTTGTTTCCGCATCGTATTGCTCCTGAAAAGCAACTTGATATCTTTAGAGACTTGGCTGAAGCATTACCAGAATATAAATTTGTTATTGCACAAGATCAACAATTATCTAAACATGAATATCATACATTGTTAGGTAAAAGTAAAATTGTGTTTAGTGCTAACTTGCAAGAAACATTAGGTATCAGTTGCTTTGAAGCATTGTGTGTTAATTCATTTCCATTAGTTCCCAATAGACTTAGTTATACAGAAATGTACCCGAGTGTATTTAAATATGATTCAAGATGGACACAGAGCTTTGATAGTTACTTACAATTTAAAGATAGGTTAGTTGAGCATATACGTACTATAATGACAGAGATGGACGGAGCCTTGCATTTTGAGAAAATAATTCAAACTCGAGAACTTATCCATCATAACTTTTTTAGTGCAACAAACTTGCTGGAAAATATTAAATGATCTTTAGCAAAGTACGAGAACTTAAAGACAAAAAGCTAAAAATAGGAATTACTTTTAGCCAATTTGATTTGCTTCATGCTGGCCATATCGCAATGCTTGCCGAAGCCAAAAATCATTGTGACTATTTAATTGCAGGATTACAAAATAATGCTAAATGGGATCGTCCTCAAAAGAACGAACCTGTTCAAAGTATAGTTGAAAGACAAATCCAATTAGCGGCTGTTCGATATGTGGACGAAATTGTTGTGTATAATACTGAACAAGACCTTGTAGACCTATTGCTTATTTTACCTATTGATGTTAGAATACTAGGTATAGAGTACGCTAATGGTGGATTCAGTGGTTCTGAAGAATGTGCAAGCCGCGGCATTGAAATTGTTTTCAACGAAAGAAGTCACAGTTTTAGTTCTAGCAATTTACGCAAAAGAGTAATCGAAGCAGAAGCTACAAAGTAATAAATATCTTTGCTACACAAAGGTAGCAAATTCTAAAAATAAATCCGCGTAAGGAAGGATATCAATATGTCATATAATAAAACAAAAACTGACCCAGAGCTAGGTCAAGCAGTACACCAGCACTTAGTTAAAATGGGGGTAGAGACACCTACGTTTCAACATGTCTTAGATCGTAAAGATAAAATAGAGTTAATTGAAAAAGACTTTAAACATATCATGGAAGTGCTGGGCTTAGACCTCACTGATGATAGTCTGATGGACACACCAAAGCGTGTAGCCAAGATGTATGTTAACGAAATCTTTTGGGGTCTTGACTATGAAGCATTTCCAAAGTGTACTACTGTAGATAACAAAATGAAATATGATGAAATGGTCATTGAGCGCAATGTCAATGTACAAAGTAATTGTGAACATCATTTTGTTGTAATTGATGGGGTTGCATGTGTTGCATATATTCCAAATCAAAAGGTACTGGGATTATCTAAAATTAATCGTATTGTCGAATACTTTGCCAAGCGACCACAAATTCAAGAAAGATTAACTGAACAAATTTATCATGCGTTGAGTTTTATTCTTGAAACTGACAATGTGGCTGTGGTTATTGATGCACAACATTATTGTGTTAAAAGTCGCGGAGTAGAGGATGTTGGTTCTAGTACTGTTACTAGTAAACTAGGCGGCTGTTTTAAACATGAACCTGCTGTACGCAATGAGTTCATGAACATTGTTAATAATTGTAAGCGGTAATTATGTCAGATTCAATTGACGACTTGAAACCCATCGAGTTTGACTGGAAGGATGACGACATTTATATATCTACGTCATCGGACGATTGCTATACTATTACTCTTGACTCCGGATCAATACCTCCGTTAACTGCATATGACTTACAAAATATGAGTATGTCGGGTTCCGTTAGTCCAGGCTATGGTGCAGTACCTCCTAGTAATATTACTATAAATTCGGCATCCGCACATTCCATGTCTAATGCAAATACTATATACAGTGTAGGGGCGGGTAGCATTAGCGGCAATTATACAATGGGAAGTGTTGGTATTTCATCGCCAGTTCTTAGTTCAAGCGAAACTAAATTAGAAATTAACTGCAATGACGGTGATATTGTTTTTAATACCAAAAAGAACAAAGTGGTGTGGGACACATTTGTGGATGATGTCAATATGATTAAACGAATGTTCATGACAATGAGCAATAATGAAGACTTGATGAAAAAGTATCCAGAGATACAAGATATGTTAGCTGAATGGATGTTAAGAGAGTTGAAAAAATGAATAAATTTATTAATATAACCGGTATTATTTTAGTTATTTGCCTAGCTGTATTAACCTGGGATAACTGGGGGAATGAGCTGGGTAATGTATATATGTTAGCTACCTTTGGTTGGCTAATTGCTGTAATCGAACGTTTAGACCCAAGAAGAGTATCATGAAAAAATTACTAATTAATAATCGACAATTGAAAGGTCTAGTTACTGACCTTGCCAGACAAATTGTTGCAGACGAGTGGAAGCCAGATTATATTATAGGTATAAGTCGAGGCGGGCTTACTCCTGCAATTATGTTAAGTCATTGGTTTGATATTCCAATGAAGCCGTTGCAAGTTAGTTTACGTGACGGCGGAGAATGTGTAAGTGATCTCAGTTCAGCTGAAGATGCATTTGGATATGTTACACAACTGGAAATTCCAGGTCCACCAAATCTTGTACGTTCGGACCCTGCCTTACGTAAAAATATCCTTATTGTCGATGATATCAATGACAGTGGTGCAACATTCAATTGGATTAAAGAAGATTGGCGTAGTGGTTGTTTACCCAATGATCCAGGGTGGGATCAAATTTGGGGATACAATGTTCGTACTGCGGTACTAGTAAATAATCTGGGCAGTGAATTTTCAGATATTGATTATCATGGAATGGAAATTAATAAGAACGAAAACGATCAATGGATCGTATTCCCTTGGGAAGATTGGTGGTTGTAATGCGTCATGAAGATAAAATCTTTGGTCATATTCCCAACGATAAAGAAGATAGTAGTGCCCCGTGGGATGATTTATATAAGGAAGATTTCCATGTAGCAGTTTATAAAGATAAGTATCCTGTATCATTGGGACATTTACTCTTTGTACCTAAATATAATTCCATTGGAATATTAACACAAGCATTTGAAGATGCAGTAAGAACTGGCATAGGAATGGTAAAATCTGGGAAAATCGATGGTTTCAACATTGGACTTAATTATGGCAAAACTGCGGGTCAGACTGTGGACTGGCCTCATGTACACCTCATACCGCGCTTCGAGGGCGATGTCAAAGATCCAATCGGTGGCGTCAGAGGAGTCATTCCAGGCAAGGCTAATTATAGAAAGACAGAAAAATGAAAAACGAAAATTTTAACTTAAACACCCGACAAGTTACTGTAACAGAAACTCCGTCATTTAAAATGAGCATTAAAGTAAATGACATGCTCCTTCCATCCGACACTAAAGCAGTATATTGGGTACGAGAAGAATTTGATAAAGACGGCAATCAAATCAATGAAAGCGTCTACGAGTTCTTTTTGAATCCAGAAGAAATGAATACAGTATCAAAATTCTTTACAAATATCAATTGACATTGCAACGTAATAATTGTATAATGTGATATGGACTTACCTATTGACGTTAATTTAAGCAGAGACATAGAAAATTGCGAATGGATTCGTAACAAAATCCGTAGCGATGAAAAATATGCACAAAATGTATACTCTGCCTTGTGTAATATAGTTTGGTACAAAATGGAATTTCTTCCAACACTTAAAGGTGATAACGAATGGACTTGCACATGGAGATGGGCAGGTGGATTTGTATCTGACATTAGAAAAGGTATTGGCAACGGAGATTACATGGAGTACTACTGTAGCGGTATAGGTGCAGGCCTTGGCAACGGAGACGAAGACGGCACCAAAGGTTATGTCGGCGAAAGTGTAGTCACTGAAGAAGTTGAAAATGATTTTAAAACTATAGGCTGGCAATGGAAACATTGGCCCGAAGACTATACATGAAATATAATATACCCTTTACCTTTGCTGATAATTATATTAATACTAAAACAAATAACCTGTTTAAAATAAAAGTATATAAAACCTTAGCATATACTAATGCACTATCGTTTGTATTAGAACATCAGATAGAACTAATTAAAAACGGTCACGCTGATCCTCTTATTTTTATCAATAATACATATTCTGTAGTTACTGCCGAACATAACGATAAGATTGTAGGCTGTAGTGTATATAACATTATACCTGACAGATTAATGGTATGGAAACTTATGACTGTTGTGCATCCTGAATATCGACGACAAGGTCTTGCAAAAAGATTCCAGTCAGTATTAGAAGAGATTGGACGTCGAAATGGATGTCTTAGAATAGATAGCACGGTACATAAAGATAATGCAAATATGATTACCGCAAATAAATCACATGGAATGAGTCCAGAATATATTCGTTTTACTAAAAATATTGGAAAATTATGAAACTTAAAATAAGCGAGCTGTTTTACAGCATACAAGGTGAGGGACGTTACATGGGTGTACCAAGTATTTTCTTACGTACATTTGGTTGTAACTTTACCTGTAGTGGGTTTGGCATGCCACGAGGTGAAGTGAGTCACGAAGCAACAGACATTGCGGCAACGCATACAATGATTGAGTCTTTTGCAAAGTACGAAGACTTGCCATTAGTTAGTACAGGCTGTGACAGCTATGCCAGTTGGATGCCAGAGTTTAAAGACCTTAGTCCAATGGTAGAAGTAGAAGGCCTTGCTAAAGACATTGTTGCTAAACTACCGTATATGGAATGGCGTAATGAACATTTAGTTATCACCGGCGGAGAGCCATTGCTAGGGTGGCAACGTGCGTATCCAGAATTACTAAATCAACCATGTATGCAAGATCTTAAAGAGATTACATTTGAAACAAATGGTACTCAGAAGCTTACCGAAGACTTTAAAGAATATTTAGCAGAGTGGCAAACAGCAGGATGGCCGGATACTGGGCCAATGAGAGAAGTTACATTTAGTGTAAGTGCTAAACTTCCGGGTAGTGGCGAGAAATGGGAAGAAGCTATTTGTCCAGAAGTAGTTTGTGAATACGAAGATTTTGGTACTGTATATTTAAAATTTGTTGTTGCTACAGAGCAGGATATTAAAGATGCAGAACGTGCAGTTAAGGAATTTCAAGATGCAGGATTTAGAGGTCACGTGTACTTAATGCCAGTTGGTGGTGTAGAAAGTGTATATACTCTCAACGCAAAGAATGTAGCATTGGCCGCTATGAAACGTGGATGGCGCTATAGTGACCGCTTACAAGTCCCCTTATTTAAGAATGAATGGGGAACCTAATGGAAACCAAAATTAGAACGGTTGCCCGCACAATTAGTTATAGAATAGTTGCATTATTAATAACTGCAATTTGGACGGGATTAAGTAGTGCCATTCTAATTCATATCATATTAACTGCTGTACATTATGTATTTGAAAGAATTTGGTTAAAGATTAAATGGGGAATACATTGACACATATACAAAACTGTGTTATACTATACACAAGGAATAAAAATGGCTTTTGTAGATAAAATTAAAAAGTTCTTTAAACGTAAAGAGCAAGTTAGAAGCGAAAAAGAAAAAGCCACACTAGCAGGTGAGCCGTGGGTTACTGTACTTAAAGTAGACATTGATCCAAATTCTCCTGCACAAGGATATTTTGAATTAGATTGGAATGATCATTTTGTAACTATGTTATCTCGAGCGGGCTATGCTGGCCCAAGTGCAGATTCTATCGTTGACCAATGGTTCAGTGACTTATGCAATGGTATTGCACGTAGTCAATTAGAAGAAGAAAAGTTTATTGCAAATGCAGATATCCTGCAAAAGCGTTAAGGATTGTAAAATAAAATGACCTACATTTTAGTGGATGCTAGTAATATGTTTTTCCGTGCTCGCCACGTTGTTCGTGGAGATGATCCGGAAACTAAAGTTGGTATGGCTTACCATATTATGTTTAATAGTATTAACAAAGTATGGCGAGACTTCCAGGGTAAGCACGTTATCTTCTGCTTCGAGGGCCGCTCGTGGCGCAAAGACGTTTATAAACCCTACAAAGCAAATCGTGCCGCGGCCCGTGCCGCTTTAACAGAAAAAGAAGCAGAAGAAGATAAAATGTTTTGGGAAGCATTTGATTATTTCAAAACATTTTTAACTGAAAAGACTAACACTACAACACTTCAACATGAGAGGTGCGAAGCTGACGATTTTATAGCCAGATGGATCCAAACACATCCAGAAGATCAGCATGTAATTGTTAGTAGCGACAGCGACTTCTTCCAGCTACTGGCTCCTAATGTTAGGATCTATAACGGTATTAGTAAAACTACTGTAACCCTTGAAGGATTTTTCGATGACAAAGGTAAGTCTATCATTGATAAGAAAACTAAACAAGCAAAAGCCGCGCCTGATCCATCCTGGTTGTTATTTGAGAAGTGTATGCGTGGCGACACCTCCGACAATGTCTTCTCTGCTTATCCGGGAGTACGTGAGAAAGGGACAAAGAATAAAGTTGGTCTCCGTGAAGCCTTTGCAGACAGAAACGACCGCGGATATAATTGGAACAACATGATGCTTCAGCGTTGGGTTGACCACAATGGTGAAGAACATCGTGTACGTGACAAGTATGAAGAAAATAGACATGTCATTGACTTAACTATGCAACCAGACGATATTAAACTTAGCCTGGACTCTGTTATATCAGATAAAACGAAAACAGAACCAAAGAAACAAGTGGGAGTTGAGTTCCTACGTTTTTGTGGTAAGTGGGACTTGCAAGACATTGCCAAGAGACCAGACGATCATGTAAATTATTTAAATGCAAGGTATTAATAGTATGTTAGCTAAAACAATTATGCCAGGTAAATTCTGGATCCTAGAAGAGTCAGGGCAAAAGATAGGAACTATACATAACGGTGATAATGTTTTCACTTTGAGTTTTAAAGGTGGACTTAAACGTTACAACGACCTTAAAGTATTAGAAGATGAGTTGCATGTTAGTTTGGGAGAAAGTGCAGAAGCAGTGAATGTAAGAAGCACTAATGACTCTGTGTTAGAGTATCCTACTGCATGGGCACTGATATATAACAAACAAGAATTAGAAGGCTTGCCCGTGTTTACTAAAACAGAAAACTCAAAAAGTTTCCATGCCGCCGGATACTATGGCATTCAGTTCCCTAATGGATGGACCACCAGCTTCTGTCCTAGACTAACTACTATTAAGGGCTATCAATATATTGGGCCGTTTAAAACACAATCTGATATGACTGTGGCTATTCAGCGTAAGAAAAATGAACGAACTTAATTTTGCAATAGTTAAAAAACTAACAGATGCTGTAGAATCTGCTACTAGAAGTCATAGTAAAGACATGCGTATTAGCACTGCTGATGCCGTATCTATTTTATCAATAATCACTAACCTAAGTCTTAAAGTAGTCGATAAGTCGTCTAGCAAATCAGACTCCACTATAGTAGCCGCAGACGGCGGCAAATTTAGATAATTTATAGTAAATACTAGTTTAAGGAGCCGGTATGCGTAACATCGTATTGGCGTTCCTATTCAGTATAAGCTCTATAGTTAACGCTCAAGTAGTTGAAATAAACAAGCCAGTCCAGTGCGGATCAACTGATCTAGTATTGTCGGCGCTTATTGCGTACCATGAAAAACCATTATGGATAGGTAATGGAGATAAAGAAACCAAATTACTTATTTTTGTAAACTACAGTACTGCTACCTGGACGTTGGTTGAAATAGAAAAAACCGTTGCCTGTGTGCTTGCCGTCGGACAGGGCTTCGGGATGCTATCTAACCCCAAAGAAAAACCCTACCTGTAACGCCAATAAAACTTACTTTAATGG